TTTTTTCAAAAGCTGGTCTCATAAATGGACTTGGACCGCCATTGGGACCAGTGCCTTCTGGTGAACCATACTCAACATGAGGTGCATACTTTACATTGGTACCAATTACTTTTACTAGAAACTCTCTTTTAACGTTGATAGAGGCTCGTAAACGGCCTGTATCTACAGGAACTTGTATTTGTGCTGATAATGACATTGCGTCTGCTGTATCGTCTAACGCTGCATCAAGGACTTCTGGATGTTCATCTGCTATCTTTTGTAATATAGATTTAAACTGATCCCCACCCTTGATTGTAATTCCCATTAGTAGCCTAGAACTTCATCAACAGTAGCATCGCCATACTTGTCTTTCCATTTCTTTTCAATAATCTTCTTACCCTTTTCATACATTGCCATTCGCCTAGCTCTATTGGCTTGTTTACGGGCTACTCTATCACCCTGCTTCCATGCTAATTCATTAGTACATCCTTGACAAAATCCCGTACTAAGAATGTGTACTGACATTGGTCCTGCTCTACATTTTTTACAACTACTCATTTTAAATTACAAGTGCAACCGTCATTGTCAACTCCTGTCCATCCGCAATAACACGGGTCGCACTCTTCCTCCTGGTTTATTTTACCGTTTCCATGATGTCCATATTTATCATTAGAAATATAAATTTTTATGTGGTCTGGCATCCGACTCATTTTCCTATCTCCTGTTCTTTTTGTTGATCCGATAATGTATTCCACCAATCCCAAAATTCTTGATCCTCTATCATGGAACCCTCATCAATACAGTTCTTTGATTTGGATGCAACAATGAGTTCCCTCGTAAGGTAAAGCCATAGATTGCTCCAATACTCTGCTGTAACTCTATCAACTCATTCATCAGTAATCCTTTAGCTGGAATCTTACTGTTTAATTGTCTATGAGCTTCGCAAGTTCTAGCACCTGATGCAACAACTAAAGTATAACGAAAAGGTTTCTTTCTTATCTTTTCTTGCTTCTGATAAGATGCTAATCTACCTTCATTAGTAATGTTAGTCATTTCAGTTCTTGCTATCCTGGTTAACTTGTACGTTTCTTGATTAAGTACTTTCTGCATTTCTGCAACTGTACTTGGAATACTTCGACCTTCAACAATAGAATCTGCAATCACTTGATTTAATTTAGTAGATAATACTGTGGACAATTCATTGTAGTTATTTGTCTGTACACTATTGCTTTGTAAAGCTCTTATTGCATCTTCATCTACTTGGTCAAAATCTATCTTAAAAGTATCTGCTTTATATACTAAATTAGTTGTTTCTCCTTTTTCAGTACCATAACTTAGGGACTTTTTGTCATCTACTGCATTTATTTGACGAACTCTAGCCTTTGCCCAAGAGTATCCTGCATCACCTCCCCAAAGTAAATGAGCTACATATCCTGCACTAGGATTATGTTCATTGCCCCAGTCTTCTCCTTGTCTATCAGATTGATGTCTATCAAAGAAAGCTTTCATTCTTTTACAAGTCTTAGGTGATAAGTTAACTCTGTTCTTAATATCTCTAGCTCTTGCAACTCCTACTTCTGTTCCACCTCTGCCAAACTCTCTACGATATTCTAAACCTTTAGCTGCTTCTTTTGCCATTGCTGCTGTAGGTTTGAAATTAATGTGTGAATATTTATCTTGTTTTTCTATAACTTTAACTCTATCTTCTGCAGCTGCAGATTTAAATCCATGAATATATGCCTCTCTTAATTCACCATTTACTAAACTCTTAAGATCCTGAACTAAACCGATCATTAGCATTGGCAACATTTCATTTATTTCAGAATATGTTTTAGCTGTACGAAGTCGATTAACTTCTCGCTTTATTGTAATTGCTAGATTGTTATCTAAGGCTGATACAAGTCTGCTGGTTCGCTTGGCTCCTCGGCCTCCTGCGACGTTGGCAAACTTGCGAAATCTGTTTGTGGTAATATTAATTCTCCTTCTTCATCTAAATCTACAGTGATTCCTACAGCTTGGAATGAAGCAATTACATTAGCTTTTGTTTGTAAATTAGCAAGATGTTGTTGCTCATTACGTTCATCAATGTCATTGAATACTACTTTCCAATCTGTTATTTTTAATAAATCTATTAAAGGATTAAAGAATCCATTTACTAATACTTGTTGTGTTTCTGCAATAGTTCTGTCCATCATAGACAACTGCTCACCTTCTGCATTTAATCCACCTACTCCAGATACATCACCAACAGCTAAAGGCATTACTCCATAAGTTGCATTAATGTCTGAATTTATTTTATCCATATACGGGATCATACCAGATTCATTCTGACTTGGCATAATAGAAACAAACCTAGCTCCTGACTGTCCTTCACCTGATGATATAATTGGTACAAAGTTAGGATTGCGTCTTGTCTCTTCTGCAATATATTCTCCTAATCTATTTAATGCAGTTTCATCCAGGTTAGGAATATCTAAGAAACCTTTAGGTGGTCTTTCTAATCTAAATAATTTATTTTGATAAGCTTCAATAGCTAATGCAGTTTCTATTTTTTTACTTAATCCTATAATTGGAGATTGTCCATACAATCTAGCTGTAGAACTGTATTTGTTAAAATGTATGATCTCATCTCTTGCAAAAGGAATATCACCTTCTGGGTCTTCAAATGTATAAGCAATCGGTTCTAACTTAGTTCCACATTCTGAACAAGCTGTTCCATGTGCCGTTCTTCTACAAGAAGGACAAAACGTATCTTCAGTCTGAAACTTACCAAATCGATCCGTATTAAATCGCATTTGTTTAGAATCTTCAACCCATACTTGTGATACTTGTTTACCTAGTATTTGTCCAGATTCATCTTTTACATAATCATAAACTACTGAAACCCAAGCATCATCAAAAACTTCAAGTTGTCTAATAAGTGCCTTACAAAACTCTTCACCAGTAATGTCACTATCTCCTAAACTTGGATCTACTAAAATACGTTCTAACATTACTCTTTGGTCTTCGCTAGGATTCTCAACTGTTTGTTCTAACCTGTAACCTTTTGCTACAGTTTGTGAAGCTATACGATTAACAACAGTTTGTAAATGTGAATAGTTAGTTGCTAAATCTTCCAGGTGATGTAAATCATAAACAGGGTAAATACGCATTGGTCCTGTACTTCCCATTGCTGGAGCCATATCATATACTGGAGTTCTTGCTTCTTTTTCTAATCCATTTTGATTGTTGTCTAAGTAAGCTTGAACACGGCTCTCTTTTGGCTTGCTCCTAAATCTGTCAAAGAATCCCATTACTACCAGTCTGGATCAGACCTCTTAGCTCTAATAAGCCTTTCTCTATTATCGGCTTGATATATGTAACTTTTAATTGCAGGCTCTAAGAATTTAGCGACAGTGACTCCGTGCGTTTTAGCTAATACTTTTATGTCTTCTCTGATTCGATTGTCAATGCCTTTTAATTCGAGTCGAGCCATTATGATGACAAGCCCTCTGATACGTGAAAGTTGAAAAAATTCTCATGGATAATTCTAGACTTTGAACTTGTCATCGGTATTGACTATGCCCACTGCCCTTTATATATATTATTCTGAAGTAAAATAATCGTAAAAATCATCCTCTCGCATCTTTCTTTTTTTCTTAACCGCAGGATCTGTAGGCATAAAAACGCAATCTGCTTGTATCTTTTGCCTTATTCTTCTAATGCTTTCTAAGTTAGGAGTTTTGTTTAGTAAAGTCCAAAGCAAATCATTGAAGTTACGCTTTTGTTCATCGGTAGGATTAGATGCAATATGGTCATAATAAACCTCTTTCATAATACTATAATACAATACTTTATCTGAATTACGTGAACTAGGATTGTCTTTTAAATGACGTAAAACTCGGTCTTTTATTTTTTCAAACTCATCCATCTAATATCTTCCTTTATTTGATCTTGCCATTCTTCTGTTGTTAACACTTCTATTCCTCGCATACTAAACATTTCCATCCCGATTCCATTAGAATCTTGGGACTGTAGCATTCATCACAACGATATAAAACTAACTGCATTCTTCACCCTTCTCTTTTTTGCGTTTAATAAATTCGGCATAAGCTTTTGCAAATGCCTTTTCGTCTGGTATAAATCTGATTACTGTTGTCTTACCCATTTATTCATCTTCTATTTTTATATTGTGTTTTTTGATCATAGCATCAGCCCATGCATCAAGCTTTGCCATTTTAGTTCCATCTTCATCTGAAAATTCAGAAGGTACAAGCCAAGGTTTGTTTTTGCTAGCCATTTTTGTTGTTGAGTTATTTTTGCTCATAATCTATTAGTTTGGTAAGCATATATAAGCTTTTACCCTATTCCGTAAGCTTGAGACTGTTTTTTCTAGGAGTAATTCAGATTCCGAAAGCAT